AAAGAAATTGCTCGTAAGCAAAAAAGAAGATTATCATACTACAGCAACATCTATGTTGTAAGTGATCCTACAAATCCTCAGAACGAAGGCAAAGTATTCTTATACAAATATGGTAAGAAGATCTTTGACAAGATTATGGAATCAATGAAGCCTGAGTTTGTAGATGAAACTCCAATCAATCCATTTGATTTCTGGGCAGGTGCAAACTTTAAGTTAAAGATTCGTAGAGTCGAAGGTTATCAGAACTATGACAAGTCAGAGTTCGGTAGTGCAGAAGCACTCTTTGATGATGATGCAAAGTTAGAGACAATTTATAATTCTCTCTATAATCTTAATGAGTTCACAGATGCAAACAACTTCAAGTCATATGAGAAGTTGAAGGAGCGTTTAGATTCTGTACTTGGACTTAAGAAGCCAGTCAGAGCACCGATTCCTGATGCTGAACTAGAGACTGAAGATGAAGGTCGTGGATACTTTGCTGAACAAGCAGCAGCATCCGAACCAGTAAAAGAAGTCGTAGCAGCAGAAACCTCGTCAGATGAAGATGATGAATCTCTGAGTTACTTTTCTAAGTTAGTTAATTCTTAATTAAATGAAGGGAGTACAAAAGATCTCTACGTAGAAAGAGTGTCCTTCATACATGATACATTTTTCCTTACCCACTGTTTCCCATGAACGGTGGGTTTTTTTTATACCCCTGATATTCTTGGATTATATGTTCCCTTCAATCTCTTTGAAATATAATCTGATGATTGATCATATGACATTATCTCTTTGTGCTCACTTATGAAAGCAGATAAAAATGCTGGTTTTAAAACTTTAATTCTTCTCTTCTCGTCATTAAGTTTCACTTCATATTGGTAATTTGTAATTGATCTTACAGGATTTATTTTAGTAATACTTGTTCCACCAAGATTCAACTTGATTAAACTTCCTGTTGATGATTCAACAGTTCCTCTAAACTCAAAATTAAAAATAGAATCTACTTCTAGATTCTCTTCCATTATTAATCTACTATATTGATCTATGATTTGTATAGTTTCATGATGATGAACCCCAGATATATTTGATTCTGATATATATTTTTCTAATAAGTATTCGTGTAAATCATTATGATCTAATGGCCATTCATTTCTTATATTTGTAATGTTGTTTGATATCAATACAACCCAATCTAATTCTGAGTTATCATATAATTCTTGAGCAACCACATCGGGTCTCATTCCTTCTTTAATAGTATAATAATTAAAACTAGTTATTGCTTGATCTAAATCACTTCTTAGTTTTGCTCTTTTAAATATATTTTTAACTGGAATTCTCTCTTCAACTTTATTTCTAGAAGGAATTAAAGAAGGATAGAGTATATTTGGTAGTTCTTGAAAATATGCCATTAGTAACCTACTGCGTCTGTGGGAACTGGAAGTAAATCAGTTCTTTGTGGATCAAAATTAAAGTAATTGTTATCATAATCTGTATCAAATATTGGTTCAAGTTCATTAAATCTAAGTGTTAATGTAATTGCAACTGGTTGACCTTTTTCATATGCGTTCCACATTCCTTCTGGTGTGTAGTTAACTGCAGCACCAGTGCAAGCACAAGTTTTAATTCTTAATACAGAATCATTTCGATCTAGAATTTCATAATCTTTTGTCTTTGCTGTTTTAAAATGTATATCAAAAATGTTTGGTGTTCCCAAAAAGAATGAAGCACCACCACTTTTACTTTCACTAGATTTTTTAGGTGCCATACCTTGTTTAAAGAAACGAAGTATGTTATTAACTCTGGTTGCTTCTTCTTTACTACGTGGACTCATCTTCCAACTGAAAGTGAACTCTCTTAATGTTGGTGCATTAAAAAGTAAAGCAAGATTACTATTTGGAATTACACCTGCTCCTCTTGCAAGAATTGATTCGGGTGACACTTGAAACTGTAAAAGGTTAAGTAAACTAGATCCAAGGACTGTTGAACCGAGAAGATTTATGTTTGGTTGATTTAATATACTTTCTTGACCTTCACCTGATTTTAAGAAGTTTGTAAATGTATCTCCAACAAAATCTCCAGTTCTACTAAATCCCTCACTAAGAAGTTGACCAGGATTTTTACCTTTTGCGTTTGAAAGAAAATCAACTATTCCCTTTAAAGCAGCATTAGAAGTTCCCATGGCTCCTGATGTAACAGCAGCAGTCAGTGCGTTAAGTTGATCAGGGCCCCAAGAAACATTATTTGAATCTGCTAAACTGTTTGGCATTGGTAGTTTAACCAAACCAATTGCTTTTTCTTTTGGTGTACCTTGAGGAACACCTTCAACTGCTATACTTCGAAGTTGTTTGAATCCTTGTTCTTGGTTCTTTGGAAAAAATATTCCTTCTGAAGGTGGTTTATATGAAAATTGATTTATCTGTATGTAATCTTGTGTGTTACCATAGTCAGCATCAACTGGATACTTTAAATTTCTCAAACTTAATTGTTGTAATATCTTATCGACTCTACCAAATTCAGGAAACTCAACTACAGAAGCATTTTGTTCTCTTAATTTTTTATCCTCTTCAGAATTTCTCCATGCAGCAAATGAATTGTCCTCTCCAAAACCAGGTGGAGTTTCTGAATTAATCAAACCATCCCAGAGAGCATCAGTATTACTTGCATTTGTAAATTTAGAATTTATTATCTCATAAGCAGAGTTTTTTGCATTTACTGATAGGGAACTATTATTATAATTATTGACGTAACTATTATTCTTAACAACTGTTCTTGGTGAAGTTAGATCTAGACCTTCACCTCCACTACCTAGTATGCCATATGATGAATAAGCAGGATCACCTGCTGATGGTTCTGGTTTTCTTATTTCCCAATCACTACCATCTGCATTTGACCAAAGTTCAAATGTTTCTTCTCCGTCTTGTATATTCGTAACCTGATTTAATGACATTTAATTACTATCCCAAGCCTTTTGTGGCGATACCTTCTGTCCGTATTTATCAGAGAAATTCTCAGTTACTAATTGTGCAACACTTGCATACTCTTCAGGATCAGGTGGAATAATAAAAATATCCCCCATATTACTATAAAAATACTTGTGTAATGTCTTCTTTGGTAAGATTAGACTCGTTTTATTGACAAGACCTTTTGCAATTCCGTCACGATAGTCTGGATTTAAGTAGTGTAAGTTGCCACCAAGCATTTTATCTTGTTGAAAATCCATTACATAAACAAGTGGTCTACGATCAAAGAAAGGATATTTTTCTGGAAACTGAGCAGAGTATGAGAAGAAACAAAGTTCTCCAATCTCTGGAAAACGAGTCTCTGCTACC